GTTTAAAAATCAACTTCTGAGCAACAAAAAACTCCTCACAAGGAGGAGTTTTAAGTTTTTTTTGTATTTAAAACAAATTAGTTTCCAATACTATCTCTAGGAGTAACTGCTGGATTGAAGCCGCCTAATGTTACTTTCCAGTATTGATATGCAATTGTTGTATTAACACTAACGATGTTTCCGGTGTCTTTCACGTCAAACATTTCATCATCCATTGCTTGAATGTAGCAACCGAACAAAGTGTATGTACGAATGCCAATGTTTGCTTTGTTGGTGAGAGTTAACGAAAGTACTGAATTCATTCCCGGAATTGAGTATTCTCCGCTTGTTGTACCGTCATCAAATGTACGGAAAAGCTCGCGCTCAAGCTTGCCTCTTAAATGATAATCTTTATCGCATCTAAATGTAATCTTATAACCAGCAGAGCCAGGATAAGCAGCTACGCCAGGAACATTAAAGTTAATTCCCATATAAGGGACTTGAATGTTGTTGATTTGTCTTCCGGGCAAAGCGGCTGTTTCAGCATAGATAAGCTCTGAAGGATTGAATTGTCCTGTAAAACCAAGTTGTGTTACACGAAATTGAAACTTGCGAGCAAAGTCTCTTTCACGTGCGACTTGATAAAACGTGCCGATGTTTTGATCTAGAATGTCTGTAGCCATATGATTATATTTATTAGATTAATTCTGCAAAGTTTTGACCTGTGCGGGTTGCAATGAAGTTGACTAAGATAAATTCAGCAGTGCGAACTGGCTTGATGTAAATATCTACGATCAATTCGTTGTTATCAATTGTATCTGGAGTGTTATTTCTTGAATCAGCTACAATTAAGTAGTCATATAACCCTTGGGTGTTCTTAGCGAATTCGAAAATTGGAGTGATTGTATTAACAATTCTCGTTCTTGTAAATTCGGTGTTAGGTTCGAATACAAAATATTTGAGAGTTCTTGAAACAGCTCTTTCAAGAGTTAAGAACAATCTGCGAACGTTAACACGATCGAAAGCTGTTGGCTTAACTTGCAGAGTTTTTTGACCCATTACCACGTATCCGTCTCCAGTAAAGAAGCATACTGGGTTAACTGAGAGTTCATAGAACTTATCTCTTTGTTTTAAGTTGGGGTTAATTGCGATGTCAAGCACGTGGAAGGTGCCTCTATTCAAACCAGCTGGAGCAGACCAAGGCTGAGCAACTGCGTCGTTTTTAGCGTAAATTGAAGCAGCGTAACCGGAAAACGGACACCAGAACTTACGTCCAGAGAACCCATCAAATATTTTAACCCAGTTTGCGTACATTGCGCAATAGTTTGAGTCAATTGCTGAAATCTTTTTAAGAGGTTCGTAAATGTCTAACGTAAAGTTAGAATTTGCTTGTTCGATGACTTTAACGTCTTTGCCTTTCAAAAACAAGTAACGAGGAGGATCAATGATTGCCATACAATCCTTACGAGTACTTTCTGCGAAATTAATAAGAGGAATTGCAATTGACATCCAGGATTCTTGAGCATAATCAAGCTTTTCTCCGACTAAGCTGACGAATTTTTCGTCATCGTAACCAGGAATAGAAGTTCTATCTCCTCCGACTAACGGTCCCATACCATAAGTGGATGAAAACACAGTTGAAAGTCCTGCATCTAACACAACGTCTACTGTATTGTTTTCAACACTTTCTGATAAGCGAAGAGATCTTTCGAGTTTGGTTGGTACGTTGCCAATTATTTTTGCTCTCTCTACTGCTCTGGTGTCTGGAGCATATGTGCCAAGAGGAAAAAGTTTTTTGGCTTCTTCGTCCACAGTAACACGGCATGTTGGTAAAGTTGAATCATTTGCTGTCCAATCAAATACTTTTGAAATTTGAGGATTAACGATAACCTTTACTGTAGGAGATTTGTCGTTAACAGCTTCTTCGATGTAAGCATTAATTGGAGTTCCTCCAGTTGGGCTAATTGCTTTTCTATTAAAATCAAACGAACCAATGTACTTTTCAACGGTTCCTAATGTTAATAACGAAGGATCTGACGTGGAGCGTCTAATGCGGAAAACACCAAACGAAAGATAATCTTGATACGCTTTCGTTTCAAATGCTTTGAAGCCAACTTTTTCGAGCAATTCGGATACAGAATGCACTCCTAAATCACTTTCATGTTTAGTAGACTTAACAGCAAAGTCAATTTTATCTCTATTTAATTCAGCCATATTATCTGCTGAAATCAAAGTTTGGATTGTTTTGATAGAATCAAAATCAGGAGAAGCAAGAACTCCGTATGTGTTTTCTGTATAAACAGCTGAGTTGTCTGCAAAACCGACATAATATCCCTCATGACTTTCGTTAACTACTGTTTGTAAATCGTTCAGAACAACAAACCCAGCTGTTACGGAGTAGTCAATCGTTACCTGGCCGTCTGTGTCATCAACATAAACAGGAAACCCTTCAGCAGTACCAATGCTAATAATGCCGTCTTCGTCGCCAGCTGCTCCGTTTGCTGTGCCCTTCCATTCAAAATCTCCATGCAAAAGAGCATTGTACTCGTCGTGTCCTAATGTTTTGTGCACTGGAGCTCCAATTCTCCACTCCATGGCACTTAAGGTAGCGTTCCATCCATTGGTCATCGGATAAAACAAAGCGCTGTGGTTTTTTGAAAAAGCTACTCCGTTGTCTGGACCGTAAGGCAATCTTACTGTGGTTAACACACCAGGAGAATTTAATACTTCTTTGCAAGAATAGTAAAAATAGCGTTCTGCAGCATTTGTCGGAGTGCCGTAAATTCCTTCAAGCTCACTAACCGAAGTAATGAGAATTGGCTCATTTACAGGACCTTGAGCAGCAAACCCCGGAACTAAGATGTTTGTTCCAACTGGGGAGTTAAGTCTTAATGACAAATCTTTTTCCGTAATTTGTACACCTGGTG